GAGAATAAGTGCTGTGATTTATGCGTTGATAAATGTGTCAGAGTCTTGTAATTTATGGTCGATTAAATGTGCTCAGACCTTGTGATCTTTGCGTGCAGTCTATCACACTCTCCCCATAATGTCAATACCCCCAGCGTCACAAAATCCCCACAATCCCGTCGCAAAAATACACTCAGTCCTCATAAATATCCCCTAGGTCTTGACAATAATTCCCAGGTATCTTAGACTCTTACAAGAACACCAACGGAGCACACTTATGTCAGTTGCATATTCTCAGGCACAGAAGCAGCGTTATAGAATCACTCTGGATCTATCAGTGTTCGGTGACTTCGACCCCCATCAGATAGATTGGGAGAAGTTATTCAAATTGGAAGGTGCAGAGAAGTGTGATGCTTACGTTGAGGACTTAAGTACACCTGATCGTTGGTGAGTTAGTAACAACGCGCGTGCTGTGAGTAACTTAAAGGGGTACCGTGCAAAGTGTCTCAGTAGTGTAAGCACGAACCCCCAAACAGTGAGCACCACTTTCCAAGCAAATGTTCTGGATACCAGCTATAACGGTTGGGAGAACTATGAGACCTGGAATGTTGCTCTGTGGATCAACAATGATGAGAGGTTGTATCACCTTGCCTCTGAGTGTGGTGACTATGAAACCTTCTGTGATTGTCTAGGTTCGAGTGCAGTAACTGGCGACGGGGTTAAGTATAATGACCCTAGGGTAAATGTGATTCAGATTAACTCTGACGTGTTCGATTTCTAGTCTTAAGTATCACTCACTCATTCACTCTTAACTAACACTCTGATGCTGAACTTCATCCCCTACGCTATTCGTCGTCCGTTCTACTATGTGTTTGACCTGATCGCATGTTCTGATTTTCGTAATGAAGAATTGGACCGCATCTTTAACGTTGATGGTTATGAGCAGTCGGTGCAAATCCTGGGGTTCATTAACTACTTGGGTATGTCAGGTCAGTTAGATCTACCTGCGAACTTTGACCTGTTCGCTGATGTTGAAACTCTAGAGCAAGCAGTAGAGAAGTGGAGTGATTATCAGGACTTGATGAACACCTCCACACTCGCTTAAGTAACACTCACTCCTGTCGCACTGAGTATAAACTAGGCACCACACAGTTCACAACACTTTTCTTCTTTATTATGTCCAAGTCGATTGCACTTTCTCTTCTCGCTCAAGGTAATACTGGCAGCGAGATTCTGTCCATTCTGGATGCTCTCGCTGCTGATAATGTGAGCGGTTTTGATTATATCGAATCGCCACAGATTGAGAGTGCTCTGGGTATTCCTACTCTGGAGGAAGTAGCGTTCTGATTATTAACAACTGTGCGGCACCTGGTTGACACTGGGTGCCGTTTATGTTATGATTGACAGTGATGCTTTTTGACAGTGTTTTGCGCCCGTTTGTTTATGCCGCCTGGCGGCGTTGCGTTTATAAAAAGGCAAACATCCCTAACCTACAGAGGTGACAAAGAGCGAGCGAGATATCAATTTAAAAAAATTTTTCGCAGGAAAAAAAATCTCAGAAACGCTCATAGAAAAAAATTCCCCCGTAGAGAAAACCCTCCATGGGGGTTTTGTAATATTGTGATATATACTTCAAGCAATCAATCAGATTGTGTGTAAAAAAAAATCGCACAAAAATTTGACACCGTATGGAAAAAATATATCACATATATGCAAAAGATAGGTGTCTCTTTCATTCATTAAAAGAGGATGAATTTGCGACCACTTGGAGTACATTAAATCAGATGGTAGGATTAATGAAAACTGATTATACCAATGATGATTTGACCTATGAGGAACTTTCAGTAAATAAGAGCATTACACTGAATTCTTCATATTGACATTTTCTAAATAGACTGATAAAATTGATCTGAAGGTTATTTCAACTTATGGCAAAAGGATTTACTGTTAAGACTGTTGCTCCCAAAAAGGAACAAGGACCTGAATGGGACATTGATGCAATTAAAGAACGTATGAGGGGGAAGACGATTGTATTTTGTCTCCCAGGTCGTGGATGCTCATACATTTTTCTGAAGAACTTTGTACAACTCTGTTTTGATATGGTACAAAATCAGATGGCAATTCAGATTTCTCAAGATTATTCATCCATGGTGAATTTTGCACGGTGTAAAGTGCTTGGTGCAAATGTTCTCCGTGGTCCCAATCAAATTCCTTGGGATGGAAAACTTGAGTATGATTATCAATTGTGGATTGACAATGACATTGTTTTTGATACAAACAAGTTCTGGCAACTGTGTGATCTAGCTCTTCCTGTTGAAGGACAAGAGCGTGAAATCGCCGCAGGTTGGTACGCTACGGAAGATGGTCACACAACTTCTGTCGCGCACTGGTTGGAAGAGGATGATTTCCGTAAGAACGGCGGTGTAATGAATCATGAAACCGTTGAGTCTATTTCAAAGCGCAAGAAGCCTTTCACTGTGGATTACACTGGATTTGGTTGGGTGCTCATTAAGAAGGGTGTCTTTGAGAATCTTGAGTATCCTTGGTTTGCTCCAAAGATGCAAGTCTTTGAATCTGGTGGAGTTCAGGATATGTGCGGTGAAGACGTTTCATTCTGTCTTGATGCAAAGGATGAAGGATTTGAAATCTGGTGCGATCCTCGCATTCGTGTTGGACATGAAAAAACTCGTATTATCTGATGAACTACAACATACTTTATAAAGGACGTAAAATTTATACGAATCTCAGTGCAGAAGATTGTACTGAGATTCTTCAAGACTTTGCTGAGCGTTTTTACTCGGATGAAGACGTTGATCCCAGTCTTCTTGAACTAGAAGAAATAGCATGACTTTACAACATCTTTATTTTTCAGAATACGTCCCCACTTATCAAAAAGAAATTATAGAAGAATCACTTATTGTTTCAGATAAGGTTTGTAGATTATATGATGGTATGGTTGCAGATCATCGTAAAGGAGTTTATAAATATTCAGGAAATTTAAATAGCACTTGGTTATATCCTGTTTATAATATCTTTGCTGCTGCATCTCCATCAAATCATTTCTATTACTTAAATGGTTTTATTAACTCAGCAGTTAAAAATCATTTTCATGCAGTTTTAAAATATCCACCTGATACTCAGATTTGGATGCAATCTTGGATTAATTTTCATTCAAGCGAAGATATTCTTAAGAAGCACAATCACCTCTTCTCATGGCACGGATATATTTCTATTGATCCAAAAGATAGTAAGACAGTTTTCTTTGACAAAAATGGAAAGGAGAACTATTATGTTGAAAACAAACCAGGATTAATGTACATTGGACCTGGTGATATATATCATGAAGTTCGTTTAAACACTTCAATGCAAAATGGTGATCATCGCATTACACTTGCATTTAACATTATGACAAGTCATGATCCAGACTTTTCATATAATATGATTGATGGATCATCTTTTATTCCAGTTTTTTAAGGAGTTGCATTTATGGCAAAACGTCCGTCTCTTACAGGTAAGGTTGTTATTGAACCTAAAATTAAAAAGACTCGTCAAGGACAAGGTGGTAGCACCAAGTATGCAGCATCCTCTCGTAATGTTGCAAAGAAAAAGTATCGCGGACAGGGTAAATAGTTAAAAGATAAAACTTAACACATGTCTTGCTTAATTGCTAATCTACCTTCACAAGAAGTCTGGGTTCGTAAAGAGTATTTGACCGATCATCAAAGTGGTTGGGGTGAGTTTGTAAAAGGCGTCTGGGTATCTACTAAGTCGATACCTGGACGCGCTTTTTATTTTGAGACATACTTACCAGAGTATGCTGCAATGTATGATAAACTTCCTATCAGTGCTTTTTTATCTCGCCCAGAAACTCCAAACCCTGATTTAAATCTACCAAATCTTCAGTTTTGGAATTGCATGGACTATGGAGTGGTCTCTGTGCGGAAACAATTTATCGGATCTATGGATTATGAGTGCTATACTCGTGACTTTGGACCTCAAAAAGGGACTTATATCTGCACTTTGGATAACTATCATCAAGATCCAGATGTGATTGACTATGCAACAAGTGAAAATCCAGCCGAACATAAGTCACATAATCTCATTGAACTACAAAATGGACAGTTTGCACTCTATCCTAATAACAGAATTCGCATCTATGACAATAGTTTAACTCCTAAAGAACCAAAAACACCTGATTTTAAGGTCTCAACTCGTTATTATCAGGTTGAAAACAGCTATGAACGACTCGCAATGGGTAATGAAGACGAATATTTTTGGAAAACGGCACAAGAACGGGATAGCAACCCCGTAAAAAGTTCTGATTTTAACGAATCAGGAGCACGAAATGACTAAACAAGTCGATAAAGATAAAAATTTCATGAAAAATGAGTGGGGAACTCAATATTTGTCAAGTGAATATGGCTGGGAAACTAAAATTGAAAAGAAAAAGATGCTTCGTGAGATTGCAAGTGATGATTTAACACCTAAAAAACATGATTTCTTTCATCAAAATGAAATTCATGAATTAATTCGCAATGATGATGACTATGATGACTGGGAATATGGAACTGAACCTCTTTATGAATCTAAAAATCCTTAATAAATAAGGTAGAATTATAGTATTCGATGCCTCTAGAAAGGGTTAGTCAAGGGTTTAAAGACATTAGTATGACTTTTCAAAGTAATCCTTTGAATAGTGACTTAATAGCACTCAAGAATGAAAACGCTATTGCTCGCTCTATTAGAAACATCGTATTTACTCTTCCAGGTGAGAAGTTTTTCAATCCAAATTTTGGGTCAAATATATCAAGAACCCTTTTTGAGAATGTTGATGAAATTGCTGCATCAAATATTAGAGATGAGATTGCGTTGTCAATTGTAAACTTTGAACCAAGAGTTGATTTAAAAAATGTTGTGGCGACTCCAGACTATGATAATAATTCATTTGATGTGATAATTCAATATCAAATTATTGGAGCCAACGTCCCAGCGCAAGAACTACAATTCGTTTTGCAATCAACTAGGTAAAATGCCACTAGTCAATTTTTCTAACCTAGATTTCGATCAGGTTAAAGCAACACTTAGAGATTATCTAAAAGCAAATCCAAATTTTACTGATTATGACTTTGAAGGGTCTAATCTTTCAACAATTTTGGATGTTTTGGCATATAACACATATATCACTTCATATAATGCAAATATGGTTGCAAATGAAGTGTTTATTGATAGTGCAACACTAAGAGAAAATGTGGTCGCACTTGCAAGAAATATAGGATATGTACCCCGTTCGAGAAAATCTGCGTCTGCAACAGTCTCTTTTTTCGTAGAGCTTTCTAATGTGATTCCAACTCCATCTTCTTTGACCTTAAAGAAAGGAATCATAGCGACATCATCTGGAAGTTTTGGAAATCAATCCTTTGCATTCTCAATATTAGAGGATATTACTGTTCCCGTGTTTAATGAGGTAGCAACTTTTACTAATTTGAAGATAAATGAAGGAATTTTACTCACAAATAACTTTACATATTCATCCAGAAATCCTAATCAAAGATTTATCCTTCCAAATTCTGGAATTGATACTAATTTAATATCTGTTTTAGTTAAAAATAATGAAAATGCAACAACTTCAGTAAAATATGCATATCAAGATAGTTTATTTGATATAGATGGTTCTTCAAATGTGC